TGTCGTATCCGTCCACCGCCTTGGTGACGGCCGAGGACATGTTGCTATCGGCGGCGGTCAGCGCGATCGGAGCGCCGTAGCTCAGCCCCTCGACGACGACGTTGTAGGCCATCGGCTGGAGCGCCGACGAGTTGGTGATGAAGGCGGCGTTTCCGCCGATGCGCAGGGCCTCGCTGTCGATCGTGACGCGCAGGTTCCGCGGCTCTCCCTCGATCGCGCCGGAGAGGTTGGCCGGCGCGTCATAGGCGCAATAGACGGGATAGGGCGAGTTCTGCCCGGGCGAGCCCGTCGTGTAGGCCGGGATGTTGGAGAACCGCGGCAGGTAGACGTGACAGTTGGAGGGGTTGGCCGCCAGCCCATTCTCGAACCACTGGCCGTGGTTGAAACGGATCGGCGCGGCGGTCGCGTCGAACGCGTAGGGCGCGGAGAAGGCTGCGCCGCAGTTGTCGAGGACGGGGCGGTCGACGACGGCGTCGCGCACCGCGCCGAAGAACTGGATGCCGGCGCGCAATCCGTCTTTGCAGGTGACGTTGCGCGCGGTGTAGCGGTCGGCCCATTCGATGTTGAGGCAGGCGAGGCGCGCGCCCTGGAGGTAGGCCCCGTCGATGATGGTGTCGCGCGCGCCGTAGACGCCCAGCGCCACCCACTGCCCGCGGGCGAAGGTCGTGCTGTGCGCGTTGCGGAAGTTGCGCACCATGTTGCCGTTCGACCAGTAGGCCGCCGACGTGATCCCCTGCCCGACCCCGCCGAGGATGTGGAAGGTCGAGTCGCAGTCGTAGAAGTCGAGGTCGTCGAACAGCGACCGCTCGCACACGCCGTTGAACGTCAGGCCCTCGAGGATCTGTTGCCCGCCCGGGTTGTAGTTGTTGTCGGTCGAGGGATAGCCGCCGGGCAGGTTCTTGAAGCTCAGCCGGCGAGCGAGGAAGTTCTTCACCTTGGTGTAGGTCTGGCCCTTGAAGAGCTGGACCCGGAAGGTGGTGTTGTCGGAGAGGTTGAAGGGCGTGCCGCCGGTCCAGCGGTTACCGTTGACGGTGAAATTCTCGTAGCAGGACCCGTCCGCGCCCATGTCGAACAGGAAGTGATCCGTGCTCGTCTTCCCGGTCCAGTCGAGCGACAGGATGGTGTCGAGCCCGTAGCCGCGCAGGCACTGGCCGGCGGCCAGCGTGATCACGTCGGACTGGCTGGTCGAGCAGGCCATGGGGAACGTGCCCCGCGGCATCTGCACGCTGAAGCCGGTGGCAGCGGCGTTCTTCAGCGCGGTGAAGTTGCCGGCCGCGGTGTTGCCCGTCGCGAAACCGAATTGCTCGGCCGAGACGTACGTCCTCATGTGCGTGTCGAGGGTGATCGACGCCGCGCCAGCGCCTGTCTGGAGGAACGTGACGGCCGTGGCCGCATGGGTGTGCGCCGCCGTGGCGAAGTCGCCGCTGGCCGCCAGCGCCGCCGAGCCGAGCTGGAGGGTGGAGCGGGCCTGCGCCGCCGTGGTCGAGGCGAGCAGCGTCTCGACGTAGGGTTCGAGGCTGAGCTTGGGCAGCGTGACGGCGTTGGCGTCGATGGTCATGGCGGTGCCGGAGCCCGACACGACGATGTCGCCATAGTCGCCGTCGACGAGGCCCGCGCCCCCACCGCCTCCGCCACCGCCGCCGGCGAGGCGCGCGATTTCGTCGGCGGTCGGGCTGGGGACCGGCTGCTCGGAGAGGTGGGTGACGAGCTTTTTAGGGGGCATTACGGGGTCAACCAGTTGCCGAAATCATCGGTGAGGACGTCGATGCTGCCGCCAATCGGGCCACGCGTGCGCCAGCGGTTGGAGTTGGAGCCGAGGCGCGACATGCCCCAGGTGCCAAGCGGCGGGAAGCCGGGCGGCTCGCGCAGGGCGTCCTTGGTGCGGGCGTCCTTCAGCGCGCGGGCGACTTCCTTCATCAGGTCCTCGCGCCCGTAGCTGGTCAGCGAATGCGCGACCGACCACGCGAGGAAGAGCTCGACGTAGAGGCGGAAGGACGAGGGCCAGGCCGCCAGGTTCATGCCGTAATCGGCGCCGCTGGAGACGTAGCGGATGTAAATCGTCGTCCAGTCGGCGGCCCAGTAGGTCGTCTCCTCGCGGATGTTGAGGAGCGGCGGGCGCATCTCCGGGAAGGCGCTCATCTCGTAGGGCCGCACCATGTCGGCGGGCTTTTCGAAAGCGTAGAGGAAGCCGAACCCAGGCTCGATCGTGGACGAGGACGAGAGCTGGACCGCGCGCATGGCGAAGTTCCAGAAACCCTGCTCGAGGCAGTAGTTCGCCACGTCGGAGTAGACCTCGTCGAGGAGGTAGCGCGGCTCACGGTCCTCCGTCAGGCTCGCAAGGCGGCGCTCGCCGAGGTGGCGCAACGCCGCGTTGTAAATTCCCAAACGTGAAGCCATGAGCCGTGCTCCGTAATTTCGCCGGTCTTGCCGCTAATTCCGCCGGCGGAATTTCGCCGGCAGAATTACGCCGCGAACTGCCGCATGAGCTCGCCGACGTAGGCGTGCGCGAGCTCCTTGGTGTCGAACCCGTCCTTCATGACGTGCTCGTCGGAAATGCGCTTGACGCCCCATTTGCGGATGCCGCCGCGCCACAGGACCATGTAGGCCGAGGGGACCTCGGCGACGGCCTCGCGCCACTCGTGGTGCTCCAGCACCTTCATGACGACCGCGCCGTTGGTGCTCGCCGCGCGGACGTAGAGCCGGGCGAAGTAGGCCCCGTCTTCCGCGTGCACTTCGATAATGTCGCAAGGCCGCAGCCGGCGGACGACGTGGACCCAGTATTTCGGATCGACGACCGTCTCGAGCGGGACGCCGGCGTCGGGGAAGGCGACCCAGGTGTTGCGGCGGTACTCGGGCGGGCCGAAGTTCTTCTCCGACAGGGCGTTGCGCTTGGGCGACGGCGCGACGGGCCGGGCGGTGGGCGCGGGAGGCGGGGTCGGCGCAGCGGTGGGCATGGCAGCTTCTGAGGGCTTTTCCACGGGGGTTCTCTCGGTTGTATTCCGGAGCTTCTCGCCCCGGATGCAGGAAGGTTCGGGATACGGGAGGACGCCAATTCCGCCCCTTTCGGAGATGAATTGGCGTCCTTGACGTCAGTCGCTGTCTGTGGCCGCGGTGGCGTCCGTGATGTCGGGCGTGCCGCCGACCACGTTGATGAACGCGACCTGCGCGGCGACGGGCGAGGCGTCGGTGTCGACGACCACGATCGCGCCGCCGGTGGCCATGCCGAGGTCAGCGCCGTTGGTGAAGTACCCCGCGGCGTCGACCGTGGTGCCGGCGTCGGTGGAGCGGTAGCCCCACACCTGGCCGACGCCGCCGATGCCCTGAGAGATCAGGAACGGGGGGTTGGCGGTATCGTAAGCCATAGTGGCTTCCTTTCACTCTGGAGGGAGGGAATGAGATAGGCGGCCCGCAGGCCGCCCATCAAGCTCAGGTGGCGACGTAGGCCGAGCCGTCGTGCGTGATCTTCACGACGCCAGCCCCCTGGAGGATCTTGCTGCCCATGAAGATCGAGGCGCGAGCGTAGGAATACGCCTGCTCCTCGTCGTAGCCGACGACCGACTCCATATCGCCGGTGTTCGCCGCATGTCCGATCGCGTTGCGGTGGAACATGTAGCAGAGCTCGGCGGCGGTGCCGGCGCCAGACAGGTTGGGGTGGACGATCCAGTTGATGCCCGCCCACCTGCGATAACGCCGAGCCGGGCCCGCGAAGGGCTTCACCTCGACGTAGTCCTCGTTCGCGAACTCCTTGGTCTGCATCAGGTAGGCGTAGGCCGCCGGGCTGATGACGCAGAACATGTTGTCGACGTCGTCGACGGGCACGTCCGCGTTGCCGAGGATGGTCCACGCGCGCATGGCGAGGGACAGGGACATGGTCGCCGCCGGACCCGCATCCACCGTGGTGTTGGCGAGCTCGGCGAGGATGTCCTGGTCGATCTTGCGGTTGACCACACCCATGGTGGTCTCCTGCATGATGCGGTTTCCGTCACCCTGCGAAGCGAAGATGTTGAACGAGGTGCGCTGCACCAGGTCGTGCCACTCGACCAGAGTGGCCGTGTACTGGTTCAGGTCGTCCTGGCGAGCCGGGATGAGCCCGTTGACGCCGCGGGTCACCGCGGTCGCGCCGCCAGAACCGGCGACCAGGAAGGTGGCCTGGTTGCCCTTGATCACCGCCTCGCGCATGACGCTGGCCCCGAGGAGGGACATGCGCTGCTCGAAGGAGGAGATGAACTGTTGCCTATACTGAATTTGGAAGGCTGTAGCAGCCATGATGGACACCACAAGTTGGTGTGGTGACCGCGGCGTCCGGTTGGCCGCAGGCGAGGCTTCCGGGTTGTCCGGGCGACGAGGCGCACGGGGCCGTCCGCTACCCTGCGGGGCTTCGGCTTAAGGTCGGGGGGAGGGGTGATGGTGCGCCGCTGACGGGGCCGTCGCCGGGTTGTCCGTCAGTCGACGCGGGTTACGCAGCGCGGGTTTTCATCCGCTCTTCAGCCTCGATCAGCTTCAGCTCCTCCTCCTGGAGGGCCTTGTCCGACCAATACTTGTGAGGGTTCTCGCGCTGCATATTCCGGATCTCGTCGAGGCGGGCCTTGCCCTGCTTGACAGGGTCGGCGGATCCCGACGGGACGAGGCTGGAATAGGGGTTCAACTGGTTGGCCGAGAGGGCCATCCACTTGATGAAGTCGGGGTGGTCGCCGATGCGCGTGCCGTCGGCGAGGCGTCCGCCGAACAACTGGTTGCGCAGGTCGCCGGGCATGCCGGCGGCGAAGTTCTCCACCGCGGTGACGTTCTGCCGGTAGCTCTGGCCCCACTCCGAGCGGAGCGTGTCCTCGGCCATCGACTTGAACTGCATGTCCTGCTGGGCGCGCTCGGTGTCGATGCGCGCCGCCTCCTGAAAGTACCAGGACATGACCTTGGAGAACTGCCCGCCGGTCATGTTGAGCTCGTGCGCCGTCGCCTGGAAGGACTGCACGAGGGGCTGATCGGCTTCTCCCAACACGACGCCGTTGGGCAGGGTGGCCTTGTACTCTTCCGGCTTCTCAGGGATGCCGTTGTCGGCGCGCCATGCCGCGAGCTGCTCGGGCGTGGCGTTCTCCGGCGCGGCGGCCTTGAGCTTGCCGGAGGCCTGGAGGGCCCGCAGCTCGCGGTAGGACTTCGCCAGATCGGCGGGCGAGTTGAACCGCTCCAGCGTCTTCAGGTAGGCCTTGTCCTCGCCGGCGAGCTTGGCCCGCCAGTCCTCCGGCCAGTCGGCGGGATGGGCGGCGGGCAGGTCTGTGGTTGCTCCCTCTGCGATGGTGCCCACGGGAGCGGGCGCAGGAGCCTCGCCAGCGGGCGCGGCGGCAGGGGCGGTGGTCTGGCCCCCAGAAACGACAACACCCGCCTCGGGGGCGGGTGCGGGGGTCGGCGCGGGGGCTTCTGCCGGCGGCGTGGCCGCGGCGATGGCTTCACTCATTCGTTGACCTCTTAGGGGGCTTCACGAGGACGCTCACTGGCAATTCCACCAGCTTGCGGATTTGGATCGCCACGTGGCGCTTGCCCTCCGCGAAATCAGTTTCGCGCGGGGAGTCCGGGCGAAATGACAGGGCGTTGGCGTCGCACAACACGTTGACGATCCAAGCTATGGCGCGCTGCTGTTGGCCTTCGTTGGCCTTGCCAGCGGCGAGCGCCTTGATGGCGTAGACGTCGGCGTCCTCGTAGCGGACGAAGAGCGGGGACTGGCGCTTATCGAGGGCCATGCATCTCTCGGGTTGGTGGACACTCCAAGATTGCTCGATTGTCGTTACATGTCAGTGACTTGAGCCATGTTGTTGCCAGTATGTTCCGGGAGCCCTGCATGGTCACCACATCAGGAACGCGACGACGAGCGCGGCGATCACCGCCCCGGCGAGGAAGGCGGCGGAGACGGCGAAATAGACCGTCACCCGCATCGACTGCTCGAGGTCCATCATTCCCCCCGCACGGGCGGCTTGTAGGTGTACCAGGGGCGGGAGAGCGAGCGGTGCCGCTCCTCAAAGCCCTTGGCGAAGGCCTCGCGCTCCAGCTGGTCGACGCGCCGGGTCAGGCGCTCGACCTCGCGGCGGAGCAGGATCAGCTCGCGGTCGATCTTCACGGGCTCATGCACGGTCACGCGCGTTCTCCAGTTTCACCGCCACGAATGCGATCAGAAGGACGGCCGCCATCGCAATGCTGCCGTGGAGAGCGCCCATCCCCGCCACGAGGATGGCGGCTGAAAACGCCCCTGCCGCGAGGCAGGCGAAGGCGCGCCACATCAGATGACGCCTCCGGCCTGGAGCTGCTGGCTCGCCTCGCCGACCTTCGACGCGATGTCCGCGCCGACGGCCACCTCCTGTGCGGCCTGCATGGCCATGGCCTGCTCGGCCGCCATGGCCTTCTCCTGCTCGACCACCTCGGGGGCCTTGATCCAGTCCGCCGGGGCTCCAGCGCCCTCCAGAGCGTCGCGAACCGCCTTGTCGGTGTCGAACACGTGGATGACCGTCGGGTCGACCTGAGCGGCCAGGGCGAGCAGGTTGGCGCTCGTCTGGAAGGCTTGCGCGTTGGCCCGGTTGGCGGCCTGCTGGATCGGTGACTCGAACTGAAACCGCACCTCGGCGCCGCGTAGCGCCTGCGGCATGTCGAACGGGTTGCCGAAGGCGTGCTGCTCCATGGCGATCTCGAACGTGAGATTGCACAACGCGCCGTTGTATTCCGTCTCCATGGGTTCGAAGAGCGGCAGCGCCCGGCGCATGAACTCTTCCGTGCGGATGCGGACCTCTTGCGCCGTCATCTGGTCGGAGCCGGCGACGTCGGGCAGGCGGAGCTCGTCGAGGTAGAACGCCTGCTTGATGAGCGACGTGATGCGCTCCTCGCGGTCGACGCCCCAGTTCAACCCGGAGCGGTCGATGTCGAGCGGGCGCAGCGCGTCGCCGAGGCGCTCGTCGTAGTCCTTGTCGACCCACGTCACGCCGCCGGCGTACAAGTTGACGCCGCCTTGGATCGCCTCATGCGTGGCGACGAGCGGCGGATCGACGCTCTTCTGCCCGGCCTCAAGCAGGGTCAGCGTGATCTGCTGGAGCAGGCGGGCGTCGGGCAGGGCGATGACCGAGGCCGGGCTGTGGGCGTACTGGGAGCCGCTCACCGTCTGCCAGCGCGGCAGCACGTAGTTGATGCGCTTGACGTACTTCTCTTCCAGAACGGTGTCGTTCTCGCAGTCGATGTGCAGCGCAACGTAGGGCTTGGCGCGATCGGCCCCAACCCGCTTCAGGTCGTATTCGTCGGCCGGCATGACGACGCGCCGGCACTCGATCTTCTTGTGCGGCTCGTCCTTGAGCAGGTCGCGGACGCGCCCGTCGACCTTGTCGCCGTAGCGGCGCACCATGTCGCGGGCCGACATTTTCCACTTGTGGTGGATGGTGTCGACCTCGAGCCTCTCGTTCTCGGACCAGGCGACGTCGCGCAGGTGCCAGCAGCGATAGAGGATGGCGTTGATGGTCAGGTCGAGGTCTGCGGTGATGACGCACTGGCCGAAGGTGGCGAAGTCGTTGTCGGCCTCCTTCGTCGCGCGCTGGAACTGGGCGCGCGAGTCGTACATCAGCAGGCGCATGCGCTCGCTGACCATGTCGAGCCACTGTCTGTTGCCGGAGTCCTCGTTGACCGCCTCGTCGAGGGTGCGGGCCGAGAACCACTGCTGGCCGCGCGGGCGCAGCATGGCGCTGAGCGAATTGGCCAGCTCGCGCCGGGCGAGCAGGGGCGCGCCGGTGAACAGGTGCGACGCGAAATCGGTGCCGATCGAGCGCGTCGTCGTGAAGTCAGCCCGCTCCGGGTAGAAGTTGTCGGCGAGCTCCTGCCACAACGACATGAGCGGCATGCGGTCGGAGAACAGGCGATTGCCTATCCCGATGATCTGCCGGCAGCGCTCTTTCATGACGCGTCAGCCGAGATGCGTCGAGGAATAGGTGTCGCTGCCGCCCGCATCGGCGCGGCTGTCGCGCGTCGACAGGATGGTGGACGCGCGGCCGGCGCGGGCCATGGCCATTTCCGTCGACTTGCGGCGCGCCTCGAGCACGGCCGGGCTGGTCGGGTCGGGCATCGGCGCCGGAGCCGCCGGCGGCGGCGGAGCCTGGACCTTGGGTTGCCTAAACAGATTGCCCATTTCAGTGCCTCTTCAAATTGGCGTAGCCGAGTTTCACGGTCGGGAGCCTGCCGGTCTGCTGGAAGAACGCCCGCGTGCGCGCCCTGTCGCCCTCGGAAAGGGCCATGACGACGGCGTCGCCGCGCCCGGGCGATCGGCCGAGCCGCTTGCGGATGTCGTCCTTGCTTTCCAGTTGCACGCCGCGCGGGGTCAGCGACCACGTCGGCGCGGCAAGATCCGCTCTAAGCTCGGGGTCCGGCGGCAGAGCGATGCAGGACCCGCCATCCTGATCAGGGTCAAGCGCCTCACGAAAGCGCCACCACGCCTCGGCTCGCTTGTTGGCGAATTTGAGCTGGCCGGACTTGTCGGTCCCGGTGCTGGCGTTGGCTCCGTTGAAGGGGCTGTGTCCGAGTCCGTTGTCTTTGAGCCGCTGGATGACGGCTCCTGCATATCCGCCTCCGACGTCGACCACGACCGGGGCTTGGTCCCGGCGATAGCGCATGACCAGCGCCGCCATGGACGAGCCGTCGGCGGTCTCCTCGCCCGTCTTGGCGATCATCTCGTCGTACCAGCCGCCGTAGCGCCTCGCGAGCACCGCGGCGTCCTGGCCGCCGCCGGCGGGGTCGAAGCCCATGGCCACCATGGCCGCGCCCGGCGGGGGCTTGGGGCTCCAGCGATCCTGCGCCGCCCTGATCCATGCGGTCGGGATGACCTGGAAGTCGGCGTCACGCAGGCCGGCGTCGAAGCGCCCGTCGCGGTAGGCGGCGCGCAGCTCGGGCGGCAGCGCGGCCAGCACGCTGGCGTAGCCCGTGCGCGCCAGGTCGTAGTTGTCCGACAGTTTCGCCGGGATGAAGGTCCGCGAGCGCGCCATGACAGGCTCGGGCTCGTCGGGGATGACGTGCGGGCCCGGGCCGTCGACCTCGACGTCCTGCCCGCCAATGGTGGTGTACCAGCGCAGCTCGCCCGGCTTGGCCGGGTTGGGGTGGGTGTCGTCGAGCCACGGGGCCCAGTATTTGATGACCCAGAGGCCGTCGGCGGTGGTCGGCGGGTTGGACGTGACCAGCACGCGGCAGCGCTGGTTGGCGTCGGCGGAGCGGTTCCAGCCGATGATGAAGCGGAACTGGCTCTCCAGAAAGTCGGTGCCCTCGTCGAACACGATGAGGTCGTGCGGGTCGCCCTTGAAGCGCTGCTTGTCGCCCTCGAGCTCGCACCCGGCGATGTCGATCTGCTTGCCGTCGGGAAAGCGCCAGACCCTGTCCTGGCCGTTCCAGCCGCTGCGCGAGCCGACGATCTCCTCGATGCGCGGAACCAGCTTTACGGCGTCGCGGTTGATGCGGCGCAGGAGTAGGCTGCGCTTGTGCTGCGTAAGCGCCAGGCCGATGGCGAGATCCGTCTTCCCGCCGCCGGCCTGGCCACCATAGAACAGCTCGTCCGCCTCGGACATAGCCGCCATGGCCTGCGGGCCCGGGTTGGGCACCCAGGTCATTCCCTTGGTCGCGCCGAGGGCGACCTTCGCCAGCTCCTGCCGGCCCGGCTCGTCGAGCCTTGTGAACTCGTCGAGCAGGGCCTTGAGGATTTCCGCGGACATTAGCCGATGATGACCCGCAGGAAGTCGAGGCGGCAGGAGTTGCCGGCGTTGGTCGAGGACCACGCCCCCGACACCGCGACGACCTGCGCCGCCGTCGTGTCGATGGCGGTGGACGCCAGATAGTCGTCCTTGATGGTCATGGTGCCCTCGGCCGCCGGGATGGACTTGTAGGTGCCCACGCCGACGATCGTGCCCGACGCGCCGACGGTGCGGACGATCAGCTCGTACTCGCCGGTGAACACGTCGTTGTTGGCCACGTCCTGCGCCGCCATGGCGATCAGGGCCGTGCCGGTCAGGCCGCCGATGTAGAGCTTCACGGTCAGCGTGTCGGAGCCGTTGGTCGCCGTCGCGATGCCCTGGAAGCGGACCTGGATCAGCGCGCCGGGGAACAGCGAGTTGGCCGGGATGGAGTAGGAGCCCAGCGCCGTCTCGGTCGAGGACGCGGTCAGCGCCGTGCCGGCCGCCGTGTTGGTATAGGCGACGGTGGGAACCGACAACGTGCCGACCCCCTTGTCGAGGAGGAGCTCGCCGCGCGGGCCGAGGCCGAAGCGCTTGCCGTGGATGGAGGTCAGGATCTGGTTGGCCATCGGGGTTCCCCTTTATGTGGTGCTGTTGCTGCGGGGCGCTCGATTAGATCGAAGGCGCGGGAGCCGGGGTCGGGTCGACCACGGGGTCCACGACCACGGGGTCGGGGATGGGGTTGTCGAGCACGCCGTCGGCGGCGTCGGCGCGCACCGCCTGGATGGCGGTGACGAGGTTCATGGCGTCGGCCTGCGACTTGGCCAGCGCCGCCTCCAGCGCCGTGCACTTGTTGGTCAGCGCGAGGTTGTCGGCGATGAGCGCGGAGTTGTCCGTCTCGACGGCCTTGAGGATCTCGACGGCGCGGGTGTTGCCCACGACGAGCTCGAGCGCGGAAACGACGGTGGCGAAGTCAGACATGATAGCCTCGTGTTGGTTATGCTGCGATAACGGTCCCAGTGGCGTTCGACAGGTAGGTCTTGGACCCGTACCTGTTTTCTCCGGTGACGCCGGCGTAGATCGTGTAGCCGATGTCGAAATCGCGCAGGATGTAGGTCGCGTCGAACTCGGTCTGCGGGATCAGTTCGTCGTAGACGCCGTTGCCGCGATACCAAGCCCACGAGATGCTGTGGGGCGCGTAGCCGCCCCAGTCAGCGATCGTCATGGAGTTGTACTGGTCGAAGATGTACCGCGTGCCGACCGTGCGGGCCGCGCCAGCGTTGTCGATGCTGATCGTGTAGGTCGTGGCGGGCGCGATCGCCGGCAGGTTGCCCCAGAGATGCGGGCCGGCATGGACATAGGCCGCCGAGCCGCCGTCTGTGTTCTCGACGCAGTGGACGTCGCAGTGCGTGTTGACCTTGCTGATCCCGCGGAAGGCGAGGTCGACCTGGTAGCCCGGCTCATCCGTGTGGATGTCGAGCGTTTTCATGCGCGTTTGCGTCGCGTCGGTCTGGTACGGCGGCACGTACTTGGTCGCCACAAAGCGCGCGAACCAGCCGACCGGCGCGTCCTCTGGCAACTCCATCTGGTAGGGGTAGATGTCTCCGGCGTTGACGATGAAGAGCGTCCCCGACTGCTGGGCGGTCACCAAATATTGGCCATCGGTGAAATCGCCGTTCGTCAGCGTGACGACGTTGGAGAACGCAGACGCGCCTGCGGCGTCAGGCCCGGCGATCGGGGCGCCGTCGAACAAGAGGTTGCCGTCGGAGTCGATGCCGAGGCGTCGCCCTTCGATGGATGTCAGAATGTTTTTCATTGCATCCTCGAGGGCCGCGAGGGCCGGCCCTGTTCCCTCCGCTTCCACGGCCCTGCGTTGCGATGCCCGCGCGCGCGCAGCGGGCGGAAGATGCTTGCGCCGACGCCGATCGCGAGGCTGACGCCTTGCGCCGATCCGGCCCCGTCCGCGGTCACCGCGATGCTGAAGGCCGAGGCCGTGCCGACCCCGCGCGCCGTGCCGGCGCTCTCCGCGGTGGACTCGCCGACCGCAGAAACGGACCCGACGCCCTGCGCCGTTCCGACGGCGTCGCCTGTCGCGACGGACGTTCCGACCGCAGCCGCGGAGCCGACGCCTTGCGCGGAGCCCACCCCGTTGAAGAGGGCCTGCCCTGCGCCTGTCGCCGCGCCTGCGCCCTGTGCAGAGCCAGCGGCGTCGAACAGCGCCAGGCCTGCGCCGGAAGCCGTTCCTGCGCCCTGGGCTGCGCCGTCCGCGGTCGCTGTGGAAGCGCCGGCGGCCGAGGCCGAACCGACGCCAAGAGCGTCGCCGACGCCTTCGCCGCTCGCCGCGGATGCGCCAGCGCCAGTGGCCGATCCGACACCCTGCGCGGACCCGTCCGCCGCCACGTTGGCCGCGCCGACGCCAGTCGCCGATCCGACACCCTGTGCGGACCCGTCCGCCGTCGCTGCGCTGGCCCCAACAGCCGATGCGGAGCCGACGCCTTGGGCCGCGCCGTCGGCGGTCGCCGTGCTCGCCCCGGTGGCGGACGCCGAGCCGACCCCTTGGGCCGTGCCATCGGCGACGGCGGTCGAGGCTCCTGCGCCAATCGCTGCGCCAGCCCCTTGGGCCGACCCATCAGAGGCCGCCGTCGACTGGCCGACCGCGGACGCGTCGCCAATGCCGAGCGCGTTGCCGACGCCCTGTCCCGTGGACGCCGATGCTCCAACGCCGGAGGCGGAGCCCACGCCCTGGGCGGAGCCATCCGCAGCCGCATTGGACGCCCCGTCTCCGGTGGCGGCCCCTGCGCCTTGCGCTGCGCCGTCTGAGGCCGCGGTGCTGGCCCCGGCTCCGGTCGCGCTGCCGACGCCGAGAGCCGAGCCGTCCGCGTTGGCCGTGGATTGCCCGGTCGCCGTGGCGCTGCCGACGCCTTGCGCCGAGCCGACGCCATCAGCGGCGGTGACGGACGAGCCCTCGGCCGTGGCCGACCCGACGCCTTGCGCAGAGCCTGCGGCGTCGGCCGTCGATGTCGCTGTCGCCGTGGCTGCGCCGACGCCCTGCGCCGAGCCATCCGCGTCGGCCGTCGATGTTCCTGTTGCGCTGGCCGAGCCGACCCCGAGGGCCGAGCCGTCCATGTTGCCGGTGCTGGCCCCGTCCGCCGAGGCCGAGCCGACGCCTTGCGCAGAGCCGTCGGCGTCCGCCGTGGATGCGCCCGTCGCGGAGGCCGAACCAACGCCCTGCGCGCTGCCCGCGCCTTCAGCGACGGCGACCGCCTCGCCGACCGCCGTAGCCGAACCGACGCCCTGTGCGGAGCCATCTGCCGCCGCCGTGGACGCGCCACTGGCCGTCGCAGCGCCAACGCCTTGCGCAGAGCCGTCCGAGGCCGCCGTGCTGGTCCCTGCCGCTGTGGCCGCTCCGACGCCTTGCGCGGACCCATCCGCGGCGGCGGTAGAAGCGCCAGTCGCCGTCGCAGAGCCTACGCCCTGCGCGCTGCCGTCCGCGCTGACCAGCGCCTTGCCGGTGGCGCTGGCCGCTCCGACGCCTTGCGCGGACCCGTCGCCGGCGAACAGCGCCAGACCCGTGGCCGTTGCAGCGCCTACGCCTTGGGCGGATCCGTCTCCAGCCGCGGTGCTCGCGCCGGATGCGGTCGCGGCGCCTACGCCCTGCGCCGTTCCTGCGGCGTCGGCGGTCGACGCGCCGGTGGCGGTGGCTGAGCCGACGCCCTGCGCCAGTCCGTCGGCGGTGGTCCCGCCCATCTCGTAGGCGCCGACGGCGGACGCCGCTCCAACGCCTTGCGCCGTGCCGGCGGCGTTGAACAGCGCCAGTCCTGTTCCAGACGCCGCGCCAGCGCCCTGCGCCGTACCGTTTGCGTTTTTCGGGACGTCGTATGGAGGCTTTTGCTCCATGTCGGTGGTGCCAACGCCCACCGCCATGGAAATGTTGTTCATCGTCCCGGAGTGATAGAACCGGAACAGGACGCAGAACTGTTCGCCGTCGTTCCAGGTCCCCAGCGCCGTGCTCGTCCACGACGTCGTCTTGACGCCGGATCCGGCGCTCGCGTCCGTCGGCGACCACGCCGTCGCGCCGACGAACTCGCCGTTGTCGTTGAGCTTGCCGACCTGCGCCGCCCACCGCATGCTGACGGAGTTGCCGGTCGTGATGTTGAGCTCGACCGACCAAGTGCCTGACGGGTTGGTGTCTACAAGACCTATTTCATAGGGCGCGATGAAAGCGAAGTATTCGTAGGTGCCCGGCGCGACTGAGAAGCTCAGCGTGCCCGTGCTTGCGCCGGTAACCTCAAGCTGTTTCTTAAACTCTAGCGTGTAATCGGTAAAGTCGTCCGTCGAGTCGTCGTTCGACGCTATGTAAATGACGGGCATCAGGCCCTCCGGGTGTCGCGGAAGACCTTGTCATAAAGGGTGTAAAACGCGCTATCGTCCATCCAGGTGCCCAGCTTCTTACGCCGGGCTCCGGGCCAGCTGTATTCGTCGAGGCCGCACTCGATGTCGCGGTAGCCCCTCTCCTTGTAGACCACAAGGAACTGGATGCCGGACGTGGGCACGTCGCGATCCCAGTTGTGGCCCTCGGAGGAGGCGTACTCTGTGCCGTCGGCGAAGACCACGCGCCAACCGATGATCGGGGGATCGTAGCCGCCGACGTCGCTCATTGGCCGTCCCCTACTTCTTCGCCGCCATCGCGTAGACCTTCTCCCACATGCCGAACAGCCGCTTGCGCTCGAGGCGGCCGGCCTCGTTCATGCGCGGCGTCACGTAGGCAGGCTCCTGCTTGCCGTCGGCGAAGCAATTCTCGACCACATCGCTCATGGCGGTGCGGATGAGCTCGCCGGCCGGGCGCAGCAGCGGGTCGCGGAAGTTGATGCTGATGCCGACGCCGGAGCGCACGACCGGGCAGATTTGCTCAGCCGAGGGCTTGAGGTGGTCAGGCAGGTGCGACGGCAAGCCGCGCTCCTCCAACCAGCGGTGCGAGTAGGCCCGGTGCCGCAGGTGCAGCCACTCGGCCTGCGTCCTGGCGATGTGCAGCGCGGTGAGCGCCTCGGCGTCGGTGTTGGGGGCCGGCAGGTGCGGCAGCACATGCGCCGCGAGCCTGCGGATGCCCTCGACGTCGAGCTCCTCCACGCAGCGCTTGAACTCGGCTGCGTGCACTTAGGCCAGCTCGATCGCGGTCGACGTCGTGAGCTGCGGCGTGATGCCGTTGCCGCACACGATGTTCGGGCTGACCGTGCCGTACCAGAGGTTGGCCGACGCGCCGCCGCCCGACTTCGTAGTGGCGAAGTGCGTTGCGGTGGGGGACGAGCCCACGCCGCCGGCGGGGAACGAGATCGTAGCGACCGGCGCGGCCTTGGTGGGGGTGGTGCCCGACACCGTCCAGCCGCCCGAGGTGCGCGCCACGTTGACGCGGGCGTAGTTGGTGTAGGAGATCTCGTTGGTCGAGCCGGTGCCGGTGTCGCCAGGGTCGGCCGTGGCCAACGTGACGACGATGTTCGCCTCGGGCGAGGCCGTCGCGTCGACCGCGTAGTTGGCCCAGGTGGTGGCGTTGAAGACGAGCTTGAGGATGGCGTCCTCAGTGGCGTTGGAAATGGCGCTCATGGTTAGGCTCCTATGCTGCTCCGACTGCGACGAGGTAGGGACGGATGATGTTGTAGAGGGTGGCGACTTCGGCGATCTGCAAGGACGAGCCGCAGTGGAAGCACGCGAACTCGTTAGACCCCGTCGAGTCCGTGGCCTGGTTGCGCACGCAGACGTAATAGTTCTCGTTCGCCGGCGCGGACGAGGTGTTCGACCCGGACGTGTTGGTCAGCGCGCCGTTCTTGTAGATACGCAGGCCGACAGAGCTCGTGCGGCTTCCGACGTAGTGGCCGACGCCGGTGTCGTTGGTGGCCGTCAGGCCTGACGCTCCGTTAAGCCGCACGTTCATGACGTTCACCGAGAACGGCAGGACCGTGGCGTTGGTGTTGCCGACCGCGCCGTTGCCGTTCGACCCGGCCGTCCGCGACCAGACGCCCATGTGGGCGCTGTCCTGCGACTGCACGCGGGTGGACGAGGACGGGTTGAAATTCGTGTTCAGGTAGTTGGCGATGTTGCTCGCGCTATTGTAGCCGGTGTCGACGCCGAAGACGGGCGAGCCCACGACCGACGCGTCATAGGTGCCTGGCTGCTTCCAGTTCACCCGCGCGGCCTGCGCGTCGGCGGCGGCCAGCATGTAGAACACGTCGAGCTTGGCCCAGATCGTCGAGGTCGCCAGCTTGTTGACAGTGTCGATGACGAGGTTGCGCCGGGCCTCTGTGGGCGGCGTGGTGAAGGCGTTGACGACGGCCAGCGCCTGCGGCGTCACGAACACGCCGCCGCCCGCCACGGGGCGCGACAGGCCGCGGGAGAGGGCTTCGGTCGGACGGCCCATCAGTCGACCCGCGTGCCCTTGATGTAGGCGTAGACGGCGCTCGGCGGGCCGCCGGTGACGACGGCCTTGAGGTGGCAGGGCGGCAGCTCGAAAATGCCCGCGCCGTTCGCCGTCAGCGTCACGTAGGTGTCGCCGCTGCGGTCGACCGGCAGGAAGGTCGAGTTGTCGATGCTCCAGTGCAGCGCCACCGTCGCGCCGTTCCAGGTCGCGGAGGGGACCACGAACACGCCGCGCCCGCCCGTCCAGCGCACCGAGGTGCCCGTCGCCGCGGCGTTGTTGAGCAGGATGTTTTCGGTATCGCTCGGCATGGCCGCTCCTTCAGGAGTAGACGATCAGCTTGCTGACGTCGTTGGTGTAGGCGGTGACGTAGCTGGCCGCCGCGTCGGTGCGATAGCGCGAGGCGAGGACATGCACCCCCGTCGTCGTGCCCGTCGTCTGGATGTTGTATTTCGGGTAGTTCGTGAACTGGCCGCGCGAGAACGTCGGGGCGATCAGCGCCGTGGTGCCGAGCGCGTCGTCCGCGATCCGGATGTCGGCGTATGTGTCATTGGCGGCGTTGCAGTTGCCGGAAAACAGCATCTGCGAGAACGTGCGCCCGTACATGCGGGTGGAACTCGCCGAGCCGACTAGGACCACGCCCTCAAGCTCGTTGCGGTCGATGCTGCCGCAACTGTAGTCGAACTGCCCGGTCAGCGCGTCGAGCTTGATCCCGCTGCCGAGGTTCGAGAACCAGTTGCACTGCCCCATCAGCACCGTGCCAGCGCCGGTCGAGTAGAAGCCGTGCCGGCCGTTGGCGCCGCAGTCCACGCGGGTGAAGCGCCAGTCGTTGCAGGACCCGGCCAGGATGCCGTCGCCGCGCGTCACGACCGGCGTGCCGTTCGACTGATAGCCGCACGTCAGAATGACGCACAGATCCATCTTGCCAGCGTCGCGGTAGGTGCCGATCGCCACCGCGCCGGAGCGCCAGCGCTCCATGCGGACCCGCTCGAACGTGCCGCTGCGGCTCGGCGAGCCGGCGTCGGAGAACTCCACCGCGTGGCTGGTGCCCGTCGTCTGGCCCGCCTGATTGCCGCGCAGGAAGAGGTTCTTGAAGTGGATCGGCGCGCAGTCGGCCGCGACCGTGAACAGGCTGTCGTTGGAGTTGCTGGCGAGCTCCAGCACCGCTCCGCCGACCTCGGGCGACTCGCCGATGTTGTCGTTCCACGACTCGCCGATGATGGTGACGCCCTGGTCGGCCCCGGTCAGGTCCATCGGGGCCATGTAGTACCAGCCGTTGGGGATGACGATCAGACCCTTGTCGGCCTTGGCCGCCTCATAGGCGCGCATGAAGGCGGCGCTGTTCTCGGCGGCGCTCAGCGGATCGCGGTTGCCGCGCATGCCGTAGCGGGTGGCGTTGACGCCGAGGCCCTCGACGCCGGAGCGCACGAGGAGCCGGCCGACGGCGTCGAGGCCGATCTCGTTGCCGTGGATGCTGGTGAGGATCTCCGTCATGCCTGAACCATGAGCTTGCGGACGTTGCCGGCCGCGTCCTTCACGGTGATGTAGCCTGTCGAGTCAGCCGCGGCCCCGGCCGTGTAGGTGCCGAACTTGAGGTTGCCGGCGCCCTTGGGGCTCAGCGCCAGGTCGATGTCGGCGTCGGAGCCGCCAGCGCCCACCGTGACCGCGTTGCCCGTGGTCGAGCCTGTCGCGTTGACCTTGTTGACGCCGCTGGGCGTCGAGATGACCTCCAGCCCGGCGTCGGCCGTGTTGGAGCCGCCGAGGTAGACGCTGTTGACGGTGTGGTTGGTGCGGGTGACGGTCAGCCACCGCGAGGAGCTGACGCCATCATCGGACAACAGCCGGCCGCGGAGCTGGTCGCTCTCCGCGTCCATGCGCCAGCGCTTGCGGTTGGAGGAGGCGTCCGTCTCGTAGAGCTCGACGGCCGGGTTGGCGCTGCGCAGGATGATGTTCTTCGGCGAGCGCGTGTCGAGGTAGGAGTCGGCCGCCACGATCAGCTTGGAGTCGTCGTTGGAGAAGTCCGTCAGCCAAGGCTCGGCGCCGGCGGTGACGCCCTCATAGGTGTTGGCGATCCACGCCACGTTGGCCGCGGTGCCGGCCGTCTCGATCACGTATTTCGGGTTATCGCCGCCGCTGCGCAGGAAGTGACACCCGATGACCGAGACGCCGGCCGGCGCGTTGTTCACCTTGATGTTGGAGTAGACGCCCGGGTCGAAGTTCGAGTTCTCGTAGAAGGTGGTGCCGATGATCTTGAAGCCGCGCACGCCGGCGGCGTCGTTGGCCGCCACGATCGAGATGCCGTGGTTGCGGTTACGGTCGACCGAGCCGCCGATCCAGAACACTTCCTGCGCGTCGACCTGGATATTCACGCCGACGTTGATGTTCGAGTAGGCGTAACACTTGTCGAAGAACATCGCATAGCTGGCGATCAGGTTGACGCCGTAGCGCCCGTTGTTGGCGAACGAGCAGGACTCGGCGCGGAAGTCGCCCGAGGTCGAGACGTAGAAGCCATCGAGCGTGTTGGAGTGGATGTAACAGTTGCGCAGCGCGCCGGCGTTGCGGTTGGTCTGCACCTCGACGCCGTGCTCCTTCGCCCCCATGATGGTCATGGAGCGGCAGTGCATGGCCTGCCCGTAGCCGGTGCCCAGCGTGGGCAGGTAGATGCACGACCCGGCGGACTGGTTCGCCTTGTTGCCGTCGAGCTTGAAGTCGCAGAACTCGATCCACAGCGGGTCGGACTGATCCACCGCGGCGATGGTCAGGAAGTCGGCGTTGCTGCCATCGGCGAGCTTGAGGGTGGTGATGTCGCGGCCCTGCCCGCGGATGCGGATCGGCCCGGTGACGGTCAGCGGGCTGGAGACGATGACGCCGGCGGGCAGGTCGAGCGTGCCGCCGCCGGCCGCCTCAAGCCGGTTAATCTCGCCTTGCAGGGCCGTGTAGTTGTCGGTGACGCCATCGGCGACGACGTTGACCGGCGTGGCCAGCCCGGCGATGCCGGCGCGCACGACAAGGCGGCGCTGCGCGTCCAGGCCGATCTCATTGCCATGGATGGAGGTGACGATCTCTGTCATGCGATGGTCGCCATCTTGTATGCGGTGCCGTTGATGGTCACGGTCACGTAGCCGTTGACCGCGGCGTCGCCGCCGGTCGTCCAGCCTGTCGTCTGGAGGCCCTCGCGCAGCTTGGTGACGTCGTTGGTCATCGCCGTGCCCCAGGGGGGCGAGCCGAGGTCATAGAGCGGGCTGATGAAGCCAAAGCCGCTCGAGGTGCCGGTCGAGTTGACCAGGTACTTCGGCGAGTTGGTGGTCGAGCGCTTGTGCGTCGTGCCGATGGCGCAGCCGCCGACGAAGTCGAACAGCGTGATGTCGGCGAAGGTGTTCGTCGTCTCGGCCGAATTTTCATAGAATTGCGTGCCGAGGATCGTGACCAGGCCCGGGACCGTCGTGCCTGCGCCGTTGAGCAGGACGCCCTGCTGGCCGTTGCGGTCGATGGAGCCCATCGCGACCTGCATGGAATTGGCCGTCGAGTCCATGCGGATGCCGGCGAGGGTGTTCGAGTAGATGTCGCAGTCGTAGATGCGGATGATCTGGCCGCCGACGTTGTAGATGCCGTGGCCGCCGTTGCCGCCGCAGCCGAAATGGTAGAAGTGCCAGTCGGAGGCGCTGCCGATGACGATGCCGGTGCCGCCGCTGTCGCGCACGCTGCCGCGGACGAACCCGCCAGCGTTGCGGTTGTTGCCGATGTTGATCCCGTTCGTCTCGCAGTTGATGATGTTCACCTGGAACATGCCGACGCCGAACGCGTAGTCGGTGCCGACGCTGTAGCTGATCGCCGGCAGGTAGACGCCGTGCGAGGTGCCCGACTGGCCCGCCTTGTTGCCGTCGATCAGCAGGTTCTCCAGCCGGGGCTGCTTGAGCTCGTAGCCGGCGCCGGTCTTCTCGCCGGTGTAGGTGAGGCTCGAGGTGTTGGAGCCGCTCTTGAGGTAGAGCCTGGTGCGCAGGTCGGACGCGCCGATGATGCGGATGCCGGCGCTCACAGTCAGGCCGGTGTGGGCGAAGGTCCCCTCGGGCAGGACGACGGTGCCCATGGGCGACATGGCCTCGGCCTTGTCGATCGCCCGCTGGAGGGCGCTGGTGTCGTCGGTCGAGCCGTCGCCGTAGAGGAAGCTCGGCATGACGCCGACGCCCTGGATGCCGGCGGGGACGACGAGGCGGCCGTCCTTGTCCAGCCCGGCTTCGTTGCCGTGCAGGCTGGTGAGGATCGCCCCGACTTGGCTCATGCGGACTTGGCTTTCTGCGCCGCGGCGAAGATCCACGCCAGGCGGCGCGCGATGTCGACCGGGTTGGCGTTGGAGAGATCTTCGGACTGGATGGGGCCGCCGTTGGCCCCGGAGACTTCGGTGGCCTGCTTGGGCTTGCCGTAGCCGCGATCGAGCAGGGCGGAGGCCGCAGAGACGCGGGCGGCGTCGGTCGCGGTTTTCGAGAAGGCGATCTCGGCGAGGGTTCCGAGCGCCCTCGGGGTGTACTCGCGGGCGAGCTCCTCGAGGGTCTTCTTATCGGCGGGCTTCGCCTTGTTCGGGGTGCCGGGCTTCCGACCGCCGCGGCGTTCGCCGGGCTTGGAGCCGCGAGCCTTGGAGCCGCGAGGCATTGCTTTTTTCTTTGCTACTCAGGGGGTTGTGGGGTGCACTGATTTGTACAGGGCGTCAAGGTCACAACAACGTCTCCTGCTTCGCCTTCACAGGAGGGGCGATAAACAGGTCCGGTTGCTTCAGCGCCTCAGAGATACGCCGGCAAGCGATGTCGAAATATGCCGGCTCGATTTCGATGCCGATGAACTTGCGGCCGAGTTTTACCGCTGCAACGCCGGTCGTGCCGGAGCCCATGTAAGGATCGAGGATGGTACGCCCCTTCAGCCGCTCAATGCACCATTTCATAAGGGGTTCTGGCTTTTGCGTCGGATGTGCTCGTTCGTTGACGATCCCATTATTAGACAGGTCACGAAAGCAATAAACACCGTGACCGCTGTTCATCCATCCGACTTCCGCATCCGACAAGAACGACCCGAAAGCAGCATCGTTTCGCTTGAGCCACACGAGCGCCGTACCTTTCGGGAGTTTGTCAGCAAAATTATTCCACCCCCACAAAACCACTTCCGACGCGACCAGAAGGTGTCTCGGGTCAAATTCCTGATCATCCCCGACGATTGGCGCTGCGTATTTCTTCCCAACGCCGCGCTTTGAAACGCTTGCAGGGTCGCCCCCGCTAAACCTCTGATTATTTGTATTGAGGCCGATCCCATAAGGCGGGTCCGTCACCACAGCATCAACCTTCCCGAGCGTGGGCAATATCTCCCGGCAGTCCCCGAGATACAGCGTCACGCCGTCCGCAAGGTGCTCAACGCGGCTCACGAAAGCCCCCACAACCCCGCAAGGTCATCCAGGCCGTCGCGCAGAACTTCAATCGCGACGGCCCGCGCTTCCCT